ACCAATGCTAAGGTAATGGGTGCTATTAAGAAACTTAAGACATCTGGCGGTGAGTACTTAGTTAACAACAACCTACAGGCATTAGGTAGAGGTGCTACACCTGTTGCTGTTAATGGTTATCCTTTAGCAATGACTAACCAAGTACCAAGCAACCTAACTAAAGGTTCTACAAGTGGTTCTTGTTCTGCTGTTGTTATGGGTGACTTTTCACAGGCAATATTAGGACTATATGGTTCTGGTATTGAAATAACTGCAGGTGAAGATAGTGATGACTTTGCTAAAAACTTAGTATCAGTTAAAGGTGTAGTTGCATTTGATGTTGCTGTTAGACACGCACAATCATTTGCAGCGATCTTAGACGTAACCACATAAGTGGTTTAATATAAGGGGTGTAACAACCCCTTTTTTTTATGAAAGTTAAATGTTTAAAAAATGTTTGTGCTAGTGGCAACAGCCTAGAAGCAGGTCAAACTTATGATGTGTCAGAATCAGACGCAGAATTATTAATCTCAATGGGTAGGGCAGAAGTCTATACACCAAAACCAAAAGTAAAAAAAACAACAACTAAAAAATAAATGGCATTTGTTGAGGACAGTACAACACAATCTGCATACCTTAATGATTTTGGTGTTAGTTGTACATCAGGTGGTACTACAGCAAATGGCATATTAGAACAACCAGATCAAATATTGGCAGGGGATATGATTATTAGTACTGAATATGAATTGATTACAAAAACATCTGATTTCGGTACTTTAGTTTCTGGGGATAGTATTACTGTTGATAGTGTTGCATATACAGTAAGAGATCTTAGAAAAGAAAATGATGGTGTATTTTGCCGTATTAGTCTACAGAAAACTTAATGACTACTAAAAGAGAAACAATATTAGCAAGAATTGCAACAGTACTTGCAGGTACTACAGGTGTTTCTGATCGTATTTTTAGAAGTCGTACAACAGCATTAACAAGGGCAGAAACTCCTAGTATTATTATTGAACCGCAAAATGATGTAGTAGAACAAACAACCTCACTACCAACTTTAGACCATACATTAACTGTAAGACTTAGCGTAGTTGTAAGAAGTGGTACACCACATCAAACAGCGGATCCTACTGTAGAAAATATGCATAGTAGATTAATGGCAGATTTAACACTTAATGGTAATGCTATTGATATACAACCTGCTGATACTTCATTTGAATTTATAGATGCGGATCAATCAGGCGGTATAATTGGCTGCGAATATGACATTAGATATAGAACAAATGTAGACGATTTAAGTACATGATAGTTACATTCTTCTTATAAAGGTTTATGATATGTTTATAGTGTTTATTAGGTAAATGCCAAAACTTCATAGAAAAAGATCTTTATTAGCAAAGATAGAAAGCAGTTACAATACTGATCCTACTGCTACAGGTTCAGCTAACTATGTAGAAGTTGTTGATTTAGAAATTGAACCAGTAGCAAGTGACGAAGTAGAACAGGAAACTATTAGACCTTATGCTGGTAATTATCCTGTTTTATTAGCTAATACAAGAGTTAATTTAAGTTTTGGTGTTTATATGGTAGGTAGTGGAAGTGCAGGGACGCCGCCGAAATATTCCAGTATTCTCAAGTCATGTGGGCTTTCAGAAGCAACAGTTTCATCTACATCTGTTACATATACACCTTCTACTTTAGCCTCTCAAGATTCTTGTACATTTTATGTTAACTATGATGGTGTAAGACATAAGGTAACAGGAGCTAGAGGTACTTTTTCTATAAGTTGTGCGGTAAACGAAATACCTAGAATAAACTTTGAAATGCAGGGAATATTTAACACTCCTACTGATACTGCTTTACCTACTGTTACAAAGTCATTACAACCCGATCCTGTTTTATTTAAAAATGGCAATACATCTAGTTTTTCTGTATTTGGTTTTTCAGCGGCTTTACAATCATGGGAATTAGATTTTGCTAATGAAGTTATATATAGAGAATTAGTAGGCGGTACAAAAGAAGCACTTATAACAGACCGTAGACCATCTGGAACAATGGTTATTGAAGCTGTTGCACTATCTGATAAAAACTTCTTTACAACTGCTACAGGCACATCTACAGGCACAAATACATGGGTACATTCTGGTGGTGCTGGTAATATTGTTACTGTATCTTGTCCACAAACTGATTTAGGACAGCCTACATATGAAGATTCTGATGGAATTACTATGTTGAATTTACCTTTTTACGCTACTCCTACAGATGCAGGTTCAGATGAGTTCTCATTATCTTTTACTTAGTTGCATAGTTATAGAAAAGGGTTTACCCTAGAAGAGATTATATATTTTTTATGTTTATTCTAAAAAAAGAAGCAACCTTTACGCATCCTATTGTTTTTTATACGCCTTCTGATGGTGGCACACAAAAAGAAGAAACATTTGATGCAATTTTTAAAATTATTCCACAATCTAGAATAAATGAAATAGGAGTACAGGCACAAAAAAAACAAAAAGAATTAGATGAGGGTATATATGATGGTGTTAAAATATCAGATTATTTAATAGCAGATGAAATTTTAGTAGGTTGGGACGGTATAACAGATGGTGAAAACCCTGTCCCTTTTACAAAAGCAACAAAAAAACAATTATTAGACATTGCTGGTCTCGCTAATATACTTGTAGAAAAATATTTTAACGAAGTTACAAAACAAAAAACAAAAAACTAGAAGGGGCTGCATTGTTTTGGTGCGGTGATCGTATTATCGATAACACAGATAAGGATGATGCTGTTTTATTCAATCAGCCCATAGAAGAAAAAAAAGAAGAACAAATGTTTGAAGTATTAGAAGAAAACTGGATAGCTATTACACTATTTGCAGATATTCAAACGCAATGGCGAATAGATCAAGGTGTGATTTATGGTTTAGATTACAATGCGATAAGATGGATATTTGAATTGAAAAAAGACGAAATAAAAAAACCTTTAGAAATACTTGCTGACTTACAGGTATTAGAGGCTAAAATAGTAGAAACATTAAACAAAGAAAGTAAATAATGGATTTATCAACCTCATATACTATTAAGGCACAGGTACAGGGACAAAATCAAATAGGTGGATTGCAGAAAAGTTTAGGCGGTTTAAAAACAACTACTAATAATACATCAGCGGCAATGAACAAGCTTAAAACTGCTGCTGGTAATGCTTTTGGTGTATTAAAAAATTTAGCACCTGCTTTAGGTATTGCAGGTATAGGTAAGTTAGTGAATGATACTTTACAGTTAGGCGATCAACTAGAAAAGATGAGTCAGAAAACAGGTTTGGCTGTACCTGTACTAGATAAATTAAGACAAGCTGCGGATTTAGGTGGAACAGATTTCAAAACATTAAGTCGGGCTTTGCCTACTCTGGCTAAAAATATGCAAGATGCATCTGATGGTATAGGTACTGCTAAAGATGCATTTGATAGATTAGGTTTAGGTGTTACTAATGCAGATGGCTCGCTAAAATCATTAGATACAATGTTTTTTGAGATTGGTGACAAAATAAAAAATATGGATGATAGAACACTAGCCGCTGCAAATGCCGCTGAAATATTTGGTACTGGTATGGGTGCAAAATTAATACCAATAATGAATCAAGGTAGTGATGCAATACAAAATTTAAGTACAGGATTTACACAACTTAGTGCGGAAAGAATGGCAACATTTAATGATAGTTTTGCACAAATGGGAGAAAAATTTAATGTATTAAAAGTACAATTAACATCTGCTTTTTTACCTGCTTTAGAAAAATTAATAGATATTGTTACAGTTGGAGTAGAAAAATTTACTGCTTTACCTGGCCCTGTAAAGGCTATTTCTCTTGCTCTTGCACTACTTTTACCTGCTGTTATAACAATAGTCCCATTATTTGCTGCAATGGTTGTTTCAATTAAAGCTATAGCCGCTGTTAAGCTTGGAGCAATGTTTTCGGCTGTAGTACCTGCTATAGGTGGTTTAGTAACAAGTGTTGGTGGGTTAATTGCTGGTTTTGCACCTTTATTAGCAGGTGCGGCAATACCACTAGCAATTATT